GGCGTATCCGGCTCGACCATCTGGCAAGCGAATGACTTCGCCTGCTGAAACTGCTGCGTTTGGGGTCCAATCGATCGATTCACCCGCTTTTGAAAATGCTGCTTCAACTGTCATGACTTATGTCCTTGTGAACTGATTGATTGAACGTTGCCCACCGAACAGCGGGGAGCGATTACGAACGCTTCTTTGACACCGGCGTCGATACTTCAGGAACGCCATTCAGTGCCGGCTCTTCTGGAACCGCTTCGATGACCTTCGGAGGCTCCGGAGGCGTGATGTCGATGGCAATCTTCAACGCGACAAGCTTTGCGCCGAGCGAGGAGTTGACTTCGCCTTCCTGCCCTTCGAAAAGACTGCAGTCGAGCGACTTTGACGGGTTTCGAAGCATCTTGACTATCATGGATAAACTCGACTTAATTTGTTTTTGAAGCGCGGGGCTGAACAGCCAGCCCCGCTGAGCCTATTGGCTGTCAGTGATTAGCTGGCCCCGCCGTCAGCACGAACACCACCACGGTATTCCTGCAGCTCAACGCCAACGTCACTGTAGCCACGCATCTGGACACCCAGGACATTGAAGTCCGCGTCTGCTGTTTCGATAACTGGTTCAACACGGCCGTTCAATGCAACGATTTCAATCACTGGCATGTCCATCGGATCTGCCAGCATGTACCACGCTGCAGCTGAGTAACCGGTGTACAGCGAGTTATGCATGTACTCGCTGGATTCCACTGTGAACCGGCCACGCCACGGATTATCTTCTGGCTCGTTCGTGCTGCCCTTCAGTTTTTCACTGGTCATCAGCGTTCGAGCTTTCGTCTCGAGTGCTGTTGGGACCAAAAGAATCCGCGGAGCAACACCGAGTGGATTCGCGTCAGGGTCCGTCTGGCTCTTGAAGATGATGTTGGTGGCGTCAAGACCGCCAATAGTCATATCCGCGACACCTTCGTTGACGTTCAGCCGTCCACTGGTGAAGAACGCTGAGTTGTTCAGGAACTTCGTCCAGAAGATCTTGTTCAGCATCAAGCCACCACCACGTCCGAGCTTTCGCGGGGTGTCGGTCAACGCTCCGAGATCGTCGTTGATGTAGTCGGTTCGAGTGATTGCCAGCATTCGGGCGTAGGTGTCCGCCTTGTTGCTGTAAGACTCTTCACCGAGCGTTCCGTGTGCGATCTCGCCACCGGCTCCAACCTTCTGGAACTCAGTGTCACCAGTCAGAGAAACGGTCGTGATGGTCTTGAAGTCCCGAACGCTGCGGATAGCCGCGATTCGCATCGGGGTCATGTCAACTGAATTCCAACCCTGTCGCAGGAACTTGTTCGCGACGTTGCTGGTGATCGTGCCGATGTTGACGCTGGAAAACCCAGCCGCACGAATCGACTGTGGCGTTGTCATTCCAAACGCAGCACGCTGAGCTTCGACTGTCACTCGTGAGGAGTGGCCCGTGCGGTAGCCGTTGGCCTGAGCCCCCAGCAAAATCAACTGATTCAGACCAATCCCGTGAGGGAACTGATCGTGAGCAGCCTGCAACGTCTGATCGTCGTAGATCTTTTCAACGTCTTTGAATCGGCCAGCAACGCAAACAGCTGCTTCGAGAACGCGATTGGTCAGGCGTGTGTCCTGGCGATTGCTCCATGGAGTCGATGGACCGGGGGCACTTGCCTCGAACAATTCCAAACGGAACTTGTCGAGGGACCATTTGGCTTCAATGGCCTGCTCTGCAAGATTGCGGATCGCGTCGATGTTGTGCGGCTGTGAGTCGCACTTGTCGAGGGCGTAGGCCGTGATTGATTCCTGACGTTCACGCTCTGCCTTCACTGCCTCAAATCCGGCAGCAATGGGAGGAACTGTCTTCGGCTTGTTGATGCCGTTGTAGTTCGCCTCAATGGTGGCGACCTGATCGGCGTTGGCGTTGGCAACATCAAGGCCCATCGCTTCAGCCCATGCTTTAATTTCCGGTTTCATTTCTTTCCCCTTGAAGTTGGGTGAAGCGGCAGCAGCCGCAATCGTTACGGTCGTGTTGTCGTCCGCACCATGCGAGACGAAAGCAAAACCTTTCAAAGTGCTCTTGCGCACGATGTATGCAGGCCCAGTGATGTCCTGGCCGTTTACCGAGACCGTTTTCCCGGCCGCGAGTGTTTCAACTTGAACAGGATCCGCCTCAATGCTGGACTGCCACTTGTAGCCGTCTTTTGCGGAGTTAATGACCTCGTCACGGGCGGGCGTCGCTGCGCTGGCTATACCACTCGCCACAAGCTGCCGGCCGTCGTTCGTAACGTCAAAGTTACCGACCCGCTTCGTCTTGTCGTGGTCCAGATTGGCCACCAAAACGTTGCCCTGCTCAACTCCAGCGAGGTCGATGACGACAGGCTGATCCCAGCCCTTAACGGTGACGAGTCCGCCGGTGTAAAACACGGACGTAAACCGCTTTGGCCCTTTTGCGTCCGCGCCTTCAATGGCAGCGGCTTCAATAGTGACTTCTGCGGACATTCCGATGGTTGTGAACGTCTTAGACATTCGCCGGTGCCTCCTGTTGCTGCGTGGTGCTTTCCACGACTGGCTCTGGCGTCTTTGGCTCGAGTTTGAACATGGTCGCAACGTACGGAATGACGTGCTGAGGCATGTTTTGAATCAGTTTGATCATCTTCATCTGTTCGATGCTGATGCCGTAGAAATCCGCTTCTTTCTGAAGCTCATCCTCTGGATCGAGGCCGCTCGCAACATGCTCTGCGGCAATGTTCGAGCTTCCGTTTTTGAGCCGCTTGTCGGCTGCGTCTGCTTCGGTGCCAATGTCTGCGACCTGATGCTTAGGCCAGTCCCAGATGTGTGCTCTAGCGCCTTCGCTGAGTACATCCGGATTTCCGCCAAGCCATCCATAGGCCACAACAGCCTGATCGAACCAGACAGCGAACAATGGATCGAGAACGCAATCGTTGCAGTCTTCGCGATCGACGTCTAAGTGCCCGTAATAGGTCTGGTGATCGAGTCGGCCTGAGGCATAGTTGTACGATGATGAATCACACTTGGCCTTATTCAGTGGCATTGAGATCGGGCGAGCTTGCTCGCTCACCAGCGATCCAACGAACTCTTTGTGCGTTGATGTCGGTTGCTCAGCCTTCGGCTGTCGCATGTCGTAGCCTTGCGGCATTCCAATCATCATACCCTTGGCGATGTCGAGCGTTGACATCGGCGAAACCGTATCCATTTCCTCCGGAGGAAACGCCGTCGCCAAGAGTAGCGTCACGTTTGCGATGTTTTCAGCCGCCTGAACGGTAGCTTCCCGATATCGCCGTGAGGCAGCTCCGAGATTCAGCGTTGACGTGCAGGCAGGAATTCCGCGATGCTGTCCAGGACGCTTCATCTTGAACCAATGCGTGACGAATCGGGCCGGAATCTGCTCAGACTTGCCGTAGCCTTCGATTCCGTTTTGGTTTGAGCCCGGGTGCGATTCGAGGAATTCGTACCATTCAGGGTTCCCAAACTCATCAAATTGCATACCGTCAATGCGACCTTTCACCCCGTACGGAAGGTACGGCGTTTGGCATTGCTCAGTTTCATGGAGAACCCAATCGAGCTTTACTTTGTGCTTCAGTTTTTTGTTCTGGCGAGCTACACCCAGCCCTTCACCGTCCTGATGCCGTGCATGTGCAGAACACCACAACTTGCGGCGAAACTGAATCTCTTTGCACCAGTTAAACCAGGCCAGTTCGACCATCCTGTTGAATCCGTCGCTGCCGGTCTGCATTCGCAGAGTCGGCCCGATTCCAATCAGGTCTGTGGCGTAAGTTTGGGCGATGCCGTCCGAGTAACCGTTGTTCGCGACGTCATAACGTGATCGCTTTACAAGCGTGTTGCGAACGGCGAATGAGTTGGCCGAATCAGCATCAAGTGCGTCCGCTGGAGCCCAGTAGTTTTTGAAATCGTCAGACGATCCAGCAGCGTCGTAAGTGGCTGCGATCTTGCGGCGGTTCTGCAACTCGCTGTACTGCGATGCGAACAATTCACCGAGCCCCTGACGCGACTTCCCCGACGTCCGCGCGATGGCTCGCCCGTGTCGATCAAGTATTGCAGGAGGTTGCGGAGATTTGACCATGCCCGCATGATGCGCGGGCAGTAGTCATTTGCGGAAGATGCTACGTGGGTGTTGATTCCATGTGTGGAAATGTCACATCGATCGAACATCAGCTCTATTCAGTCCGGAATCGTTGCACATGATTGCCAGAACGGCCTCAACCATTCCGTAGATCATGCCATCAACATGCCGCTTTCGTTCGCTCGCTACTCGGTATTCGTGGCTCGCATACTCCATGTTGCGGCTTAGTTCGGAAAATCGATACGCCGCCAGCAAGTCATTATCCAAGCGGAGTTCAAAGCGTTTTGACGCCATAACGTCGCCGGTTCCGTCAATTTTCAGCCGAACCAACGCAACATCGATCACTAACAGCTGAGATCGGCTGAAATCTATCGTCACTTCTGCTCTTGAATAAACGGCTTCTGAAGTCACAGCAAATTCTCCTCCCCGTCATCTTCGACATCCTCAACCACAGTTTCCACGCTTCGGATCATCTGCTCAGGCTGCTGCTGCGTCAACAACTTGTGCCCGCAATGTCGGCAGGCTTTGTATCGAAAAGTCGAGACGTGCCCCTGCTGCGTCTTGTACGTTTTGAAATCCGCACACCCGCACTTCGGGCAAACCAACCGGCCGCCAGTTCCTGCTGATCGTGCTGCCATTTCTGCGAGTGTCAACGGTGGCTTTCCTTTCATTTGCCCGCCGCCATTTCTGCCAGCGTGCGGGGTGGTTTCCGTGTTGCTTCGATCTCTCTCAATCGCTCTTCGACCGAACGAGCCACAAGCATCATCGCGAACGAATCCCAGAAGTGATCTCGACGATACTTAGGCTTTCGTGTCTTCGTCGCCCGCTTCCGAAGCTCTGCAAGGTCTGCGGATCCTTCCCGGATGTGTTCTGCCAGTCGCTTGTGATTGATCCACAGGCCCGGCTCAGACGCGAACAGCTCAAATCCATGCGGATCATCCTCCGCCGTCATGAACAGGCCCTCGACCAGAGAATGCCAATGCTCTGCGTTCCAGATTACCTCTGAGCAAATACGCTCCCGGCCTTTGCCTCGGTTGATGTGCCAGTTGTCGCCGATAATCACCTCCCTGGACGGATCGGGCTGGCGATACGACGGCTGCCCTTTGGCCGGCAGGAAGTGGCGAATGCCCTTTTCGGTACAGAATCGCTCCACCGGCTGGCTTGCCCAGGTTTTTTTCTCTCCATCGTCTGTCCAGGAGCCCATCCAGCCCTTGTCGATCAACGTGAGATCCGCGAAGTGAAGCCCGCCTTCGTTGTCTTCGTGTCCCTCTGTTTTCCATTCGTCGTGCAGCCGGCATAGCCCCTCATACACCAGCTGTTCGGCCTGCTCAACGGTCGTTTCGCTCGTGCCATGGCTCCGGACGTTGTAATCGATGACACGATTTCGCTTCTTCGCATCGCTGGCCATGGTCGAAAAATGGAGCTCGATCTTTCGGCAGTCGACGCCGCGGACAATCATGGTCGTCGAATCTTCGCACCGTCCGCGCGGCCTGTCCGATTCAGAATTCATGACGTGACCAAGCTCGAGCTTTGATTCAATCAGGTCTTCATTCTCGATCGTTTCGTTGTCGAGCTCGCACCGGCAGAACATTTCCCCCTTGTCGGCCCATTCGTCGAAGTAGTTTTGCAGGGCTGAAACTTGGAGTTGAGAGCCGTCCGGAAGTTCCTGCGGCTTGAAGCGGTGTTGATTTGATACTACCGCACCAGCGTCCATGTCAAAACGGTTTGCGAGATAGAATCGGTGAGCTATTCGCCCGTATTTGTCGCCTTCGATCTTCCCCTTCTGGCGTTTCTTTACGT